ATCACCGCAGGTAATGCAGTAGTTCTTGACCAGTGTATTCCGTTGCCAAGCACTTCACTTATACCACGTGAAATACGAAACGGAGCAGGCGCCGCATTAATTAACGCCAACATCCCTATGTTCACCAAAACTCTTGGTCCCGTGCAATTTGTTATCAATCCACTAATGTCGACCGAAGTTACAAAAATCATTGTTCAGGCTGCAATTAATGCGAACATGAATCTAGGCAGAGCAGACAATACTGTATTGAACGGTTTCAATGCATTGGATATGGCACAATTAGCACGCAAAGCCGCATATTACGGATTATGTATGGATCAAGCTTTAGTTAAGCTCCTCTTACTTCATGAAATAGTAAGTTGGACTTACCCAATAAACACACAGCCATTGACACAGTTTGGAGTAATTGACCAGTACACGCAGTTTGACCCCAATGGAACAATCACAATTGGCTACAACGATATAAATAACGCATTTGGTGAAAATAGCGGCGGAGCAACAGCTGTGCTCCCTTTCTATGGTGGAATAACAGGAACAATTTACTTCCACTTAACAACGGAGACAGTGCCAACAAATCAGCGTGATCTAGCGGTCTGGATCCCAGCAACAATACTACTCCAAGATGCGAATGTTGATGTTGGTCTTGCCCTCATAATGTTCATAATGGCATGGGCACCATTTCCAACTGGTTTGTGGTCAATACACGCTGACACTTTGGATAGTGCAGGCGGCAACCCAAGCCCCCAAATATTTATTCCCTTGGCTAGCGCTGTGCAAGTTCCTGGTCAGACAGAGTTACACATAATCATGCCAAGAAGAACAACCGCAGTAAACCCAGCTAATCAGCCAGCTGCAAATAATCTGGCTATTTTGCAACCTATTACTGGTCCGGTCGCATCAACTGCATTCCCGGTACCAAGCACACCTCTAAACATTAACTTTGTGACCGGTCCACTTGCGGGGTACAACATGGCAGAATTATTCTATACATGGGCCACACAAATTACAGCAACACAGGTCGCGAATATGATTGACCGAATTGGATTTGTCACTGGAACGGGACCATCGATCGAACGATGTATGGATTTAATAAGTATGACAACCCAATTCTTTCCGTTTTTGACATCGGCGCCACTAAATGGTCGTGTGTCATTTAACCCTAATTCTAACATCCAGTTCGCAGGATCATCTCCAAATTGCATATCATACGAGCCGGTTGCCCAAAACTGGCCACAAAATGGCGGCGGACGTGCAGATATGTTAATAAATGCCAA